GAGCGAGCTTTTCGTCAAGTTTCTTTTCCAAAACGGTAACAGTAGTCTGCTCCCATACCGTGAACTCATTCACCTGAAACGAATGCCCATCCAGAACGATCTGTTATCCGAGACAAACCAATCCATCATGCCGGCGATCCAACTGGCCAGCGATCAGACGCAGGGATTAATTTCCGGAATCGGGCAGGTCCAAAGCCCCAGGGGTCTGCTGTCCTTCATGCAAACCCTCCGACCGGAAGACCTGGAAGCCCAGCGGAAGAAGTTCACGGAATCGCTACGGAACAATAACGGGATTGCCAGTATTGATGCCAAGGCAACCTTTCAGGAGCTTAATATACCTAACTTCACCTGCAATGCGCCCGAACAGGAAGCAGTGGCCGCCAAGATTTACGCCTATCTTGGGGTTAACGCCAAAATCGTGGACGGCACCTACTCGGCAGAGGAATATTCCAATTTTATTGAATCGACCATCTTGCCCTTCGCACGCTCCTTGGGAATCAGCTTGTCCGTGGCGCTACTTACTGAACGGGAGTTAGCGAACCACAACCGGATTACGGTGGAAACGGCTGGAAGAATGTCCTTCGCGTCCATGGCCGACAAGATAAACGCTATCAAGGAAATCATGCCGCTCGGGGTCCTGAGCAAGAACCAGGCGCTGCAGATACTCGGCCTGCCGCAGATCGAAGGGCCGGAAGGCCAGAAATGCCTCCAGAGCCTTAACTTCGTGGACCAATCCATTATTAACAGTTACCAGCTTTCCTATAAGTTCAAACAACCTGCTGGCGGCCCTGGAGAGGAAAGCGAGCAGTGAAAGCCTTACGCTGCGGCTGGATAGCCAATGCGACGGACCGGATGGACGGTGGCGCATAGATTGTGCGAAATACCGAGCGCCGGGGATGGCACGTCCCGCAAAACACGGCGTATCACTAAAACACTCCTGGAGAATTCTCCGGAAGTGAAAAATGGAGCGTGTAACAATGACTGTAGCTGAATTTTTCAACAAACACAAAAACCGGACCGAAGCTGAGATCAAAGCCCGCAAACTTGCCATCCGGAACGAACTGCGGACTAACGATGGCGCTGACCTGGATGAGATCAATAGAGAAATAACTGCCCTGGAAGAAGTCGAGGCCCACCAGGCGGAGAAACGGAGCAGCAGTAAAGGGTTTAACCCCTTGCAAAATATCGGCGCCGAGAGCCGGGACGAGAGCGTTTATTCCCTGCCGGAGTACCGCCGGGCGTTTTTCAAGAACCTGAAGGGCTTGGACCTGACGGACGAGGAGCGCAGCGTGTTTAACCAAGGAAGGGCCGAATATCGGGCGAGCACCTTTGGTACCGCCAGTAATCTGGCCGCTGTCGTTCCCACCACGACGCTCGATCAAATCATCAGCAAAGCGCGGGCACAGCTGGGCGCCATCGGTATCTCCAGGTCGTTCGCCATTCCGTCCAACCTTTCGGTGCCTGTGGCCACTCCGAGCAGCCTGACGCAGTTTGGCGGCCATTCTGAAGGGACTGCCGTTGATTCCGATACGCCGAGCATTGCCAACGTTTTATTCAAACCCAATGAAACGGTGAAGATTTTCTCCCTGAGCCGTAACGTGGAGGCTACCACCATTGATGCCTTGGAAGCCTATCTGGTTGACGAACTGACTGCGGTCATGATGAACTCCCTGGACAATGCGCTAATCAACGGTGCCGGCGGTACCGCAGGAACTGGCCTTGCCAGCATTACCTGGACGACGGCAAACTCCGCCACCTATGCTAAAGGCGGCGTACCGAAGTTCACCGACCTGACCGGCCTGGCAGCTCTGCTGAAAGCCGGCTATGGCGCCAACGCCAAGTGGGTAATGAGCAACCAGACGCTGTTCTCCATGGTCTGGGGTATGACCAATGCGGTCAGCGGCCAGCCGATCTTCGTGAACAATCCGCAGACTGAGGGCATCGGCTACCTGCTTGGCCGTCCGGTTGTTCTGGATGACTATGTCGGGTTCGGGAACTTCTATTTCGGGAACTTCGACTTCCTGGCCTATAACCTGCCGCTGTCGATCTCGATTGAAAAGAGCCTGGAATCCTCGTTCAAACAGAACCTAATCGACTACAAGGCCGTGATGATCGGCGACGTGCAGGTCATCACCGGCGACGCCTTCGTGAAGCTCAGCCAGGCTGCGGCCTAAGAAACAAAACAGCGGGGCCATCGTGGTTGGTGGCCTCGCCTTCTTTTTGAGGTGCATTTATGAAAGTAACCAAGGCAACGTATAGGCATTACAGAACCTGGCGGGATGAAGGCTTGCGGGGGTTCTGTTCGGTCGAACTCGATGGCGTGCTGGTGATCGATCAGATTAGGATTCGCAATAACAAGGACGGGGTGCTGGATATTGAGTTCCCGTGTTGCAAGAACAAAGATCATTACTACGGTATCGTTTCGGTTTTAACCGACCCGCTGATGGAGCAAATACGGGCGGAGTGTATCGAGCAGTATGAGCTATTCCATATCAAGCGGACGACAGCATTAAACCATCCACCTGTAAAGCCAGTTGGGGCGAACCGGCGGCAGACCTTCGGCTAAATTAGTATATGAGGCCCCCCAGGGTCGCTGGCGGCAATTGCTAAAATCCGGACCGGAGGTGGGCCTCAATTTTTGCGCGTGAACTCGCTCACGGGTTTTTTGGAAAACCGCCAGCTAACTTTCCGTATTATCGGATAGTTATTATTAATTATGTTGATTAGTCGCCGGATGAATTGTAACATTGACACACTACTTGAACCAGTAAGGGAGATAGGAGAATTGGCTAATAGAACAAGAGTCCGAGCTGCCGGCGAAGGGACGATTTATTTCAATGAAAAGCGTAATCGATGGGAAGGGCAATTTCCTTACACAGATCCAAAGACTGGGGAAACCAAGCGCAAGTTAGCAACAGGGAAAAACCAGACGGAGGTATCCACAAAGGGTAAGGCTTTTACAAGAAGTTTGGAAGAAGGACTCCTTCCCGATGCGAATAAGATAACGCTATGGACTTGGCTTGAGCGCTGGTTGAAAGACTACATACAACCAAACGTAAGAGTTAAGACTTACGAGAAGCTGGAGAGTACACTCAGGTGCTATATTAAGCCCAAACTAGGAAATTCTCTGATTGTAAAGTTGAAAGCGCCAGATGTTCAACAAGTGCTTAACGAGTTACTTACTTCTGGCGGCAAGAATGGCAAAGGAGTGTCATCTAGCACGGTGAGGGGGACAAGGCGCATACTATCAATGGCGTTTAGCAAGGGGGTCGATGTGGGGATTATATCAAAGAACATTATTAAAGCTACAACGCCTCCCAAACTAGTTAAAGATGAGATTCACCCCTTAACAGAAAAGCAAGCCGAAAAATTATTGAAGATGGCCAAACAAGGTAAATACATTTACTACGGCCTCAAACAGCAGCAAAAGACTTCACCGGAAAATGATTATTATATAAAGATGGCCAATATGGTTGTGGAACTAGCACTGGGAACAGGCATGAGGCTCGGAGAGGTGTTTGGCCTTAAGTGGGCTGACTTAGATTTGGATAACTGCGCCATTAATGTTCAAAGGGCACTCGTATCTACAAGCGGTAAGGGAATGAAATTCGAGGACCCAAAAACTGTAAAATCGAGACGTCGTATTTCGGTCACTGACAAACTCGCCAAGTCACTTAATCTTTATCAAAAGCAGATCGAATGGTTTATTAACGAGATGGGAGATAAGTACGACAACAAAGAAAAGTTGGTTTTTACGAACATATTTGGCAAGCCAATCGATACGACAAATTTTTCACAACGGTATTTTAAAAGAATGGTAAAATGCGCTGGGCTTCCAGAAGGGTTTAGCTTTCATGACCTAAGGCATACTCACGCCACTTTGCTATTGCGGGCCGGTGTGAATGTTAAGATTATATCTGAAAGGTTGGGCCACAGTACAATACAAATGACCTTGGACACATATAGCCACGTGTTGCCGGACATGCAAGAGGTCGCGGTAAAAGCACTTGCAGCAATATTTTAATATCCGACGAGCCGCCAAGCCGAGGATTTACCTGGCTTGGCGGCTTTTGTTAGGAAGGCAATTAGGAAGGCAATAGGTTATATAATGGGGTGGAATCGATGGATTATGTAAAATTGACTTTTGACAAAAACCTTGATTCTATGCGGCTTCGTGGACTTTATGGGATGGGTAAAATGGCCGTAGTTTAACTTCTAATCCGTTGGTCGCACGTTCGAATCGTGCCAGGCGCGCCAGCAAAATCAAGCCTCCGCAGCAATGCGGAGGCTGTTGTTATGTCAATATGGTGACAGTGCTGGTGACAATAGCCTAAAAATCGATGTTTATCTTAGGCAAATTTACACCATTGAAAAAAAAAGAAAGCAGGCTATTCAGTCTGCTCAGGATGTCGACAAAGTATAGTCGGCAGCCTTGTTTTATGCCTTGGAAGCCGCAAACCACAATGGTTTGCGGTATAATAGAGGTAATAAGACAAGCACGGGAGCGATGAGCATGCTGAAAAAGAAGAACCGGACAGCCACCGATCAAGTCGAATTCGTCTGTATCAGCGAACTGGTTCCCGAAAACCATCTGTTGCGTGCCGTCAACGACAGTATAAACTTTAACTTTATCTACGACGAAGTTAAAGACTTATACAGCCAAACCACCGGCAGACCGAGCATCGATCCTGTAGTCCCAATCAAGCTGCTCATGCTTCAAGCCATATACGGGATAAGATCGATGCGGCAAACGATTAGTGAGGCAGAAATGAATATAGCTTATCGCTGGTTCCTGGGCTACAGTTTTCAAGAAAAGATTCCCCACTTTTCCACCTTCGGGAAAAACTATGAAAGACGCTTTAAAGAAAGCGACCTGTTTGAAAAAATCTTTGAAAAGATATTGGTGGAAGCCATTGAATGCGGCTTCGTCAGAGCAGATGCGGTATTCATAGATGCCACCCATGTGAAAGCCAGTGCCAATAAGAACAAGTACGTAAAGAAGATGGCACAGCACCGAGCCCATAAATATAAACGCGACCTACTCATCGAGATTAATGCCGACCGGGAAGAACACGGAAAGAAGCCCTTTGAAGATGACGATGACGACGATCAAGACGGAAACGCTGCTGAACTGAAAGAAGTCAAAGAAAGCACCACCGACCCGGAAAGCGGCATGTACCATAAAGGTGAGAAAGAACGATGTTTTGCATATACAGCCTCGGTGGCCTGTGACCAGAACAATTTTGTTCTTGGCGTCAAGGCAGCGCCTGGTAACGCACATGATAGTCAGGTGTTTTCCGCTGTGTTCGAAGATGTCGCGGAAAAGTTTGCAGAAATTGAAGCGGTTGTGGTAGACGCAGGCTACAAGACCCCTGGAATATGCCGTGAAATCATAAGGGCCGGCAAGCTGCCCGTCATGCCCTATAAGCGTCCTATGACCAAGGAAGGCTATTTCAAGAAATACGAATATGTCTATGATGAGTATTATGACTGCTATCTATGCCCGAACAACCAAGTATTAAAGTACACAACCACCAACCGGGACGGTTATCGGGAATATAAAAGCGACCCTCAGGTTTGCGCCCAATGTTCAATGCGGCTGCAATGTACTCAAAGCAAGAACTATACGAAAGTCGTAACCCGGCATATATGGGAACCTTACGTCGAGATTGCCGAGGACATTCGCCATACGCACGAGGGTCAAGACTTATACAGGATGCGCGGACAGACCATCGAACGGATCTTCGCCGACGCAAAAGAGAAACACGGGATGCGTTACACACGCTATCGCGGCTTGAGGAAGGTCCAGCATTACCTCACGCTTGTTTTCGCCTGCATGAATTTAAAGAAGCTGGCGATGTGGAAGAAAAAGCGGAGTATGCTACCGCCTTTTTCGGCTGCTTTTTCTGTTCTGTTATCCAGATTTAGTAAAATGTTTCGGTCATACCAAAACCCGCTTCCTGACCTCGCGGCTTGAAAGCGGGTTTTGTCTACACTCTGGCAAAGCACCCTATCAGGGTGCTTTGTTCGCGTCTTTCGCCGGGACCACGCCGGTGACGCAGACGGCGGGGGAATCATAAAGGGTTTTTTCGTGGAGCTTTACGGCGGCGAAGCCGGCGGCGGCGAGGTGGCTCCGGAGGTCTTTGCCGATGAGGAGGGCGTCGG